CTTCTCTGAGTTCTGCACGTACCACCTCACGAGCTTCGTTCAGCTTTGATTCCCATTGTTCTGAGATTGCTGTACGAGTTTCCTCGTTGATTAGGTCGCTATCTAGTAACGGTTTGATGGCATCTAGCATGCGTTTCTCCTAAATCTTGAGATCTTTGATCAAGCGAGAGATCTCGCTCTTCAAGTATCTCTGTACCTTGCTGTCCTCACCAGCATCTTTGGCCATTTCTAGGACTCGATGACCATATTTCATGTTCATCAAGCCTTCGTAGACGGCTGTGGGATATGCGTTTGGCGCACTGGGTTGGGCAACAACATCGACAGTGACGATTTCAAAGTCACTGACTTGTCCATTGGCCTCGTTAACGTTTCCGCTACCGCGACTTGAAACTCCTAATTTAACACCTGATTCTAACATAGTACGCACTAGGTTACCCATTGGTGTTGGCAATATTTTGAGCTTACCAAATCCATTGGGACCGTCCATCCACATACTTTCAATCATGTGGCTACAACGGTCTAGATTGATTTTAAGGTCATCTGGGTGATCAACTTCACCTAGAACTGAGAATCCTTCAGTGATTTGTTTGTTCAGTGTTGTCACTGCACGTTCAATCTCATTCACAGGATAAACACGCTCGTTGGCGTTTTTGACTCCACCCTGGATGCAGATACCTTTCATATAAAGGTCCTTACCTTCGGCGCCCTCAACAACTATGCGAGCGGCGTCAAAAGTAAGGTGTTCTCTTAGGTAACGAGCCATAACCTTGAACTGAACCTATTAGTAAGGGCTCTTGGTGTTAACACCAGTGGCCTGTGCTAAGTGTGGCTTGGTAGCAGGAGCCATCTTGACTGTGCTTTTTGCAGGTGCGTTTTGCACTTCGCCAGTCATGATGTTCTTTGCTGTAGGAGCAGAGCGACCTTTTTCGTCAGCGCCAGTGCTCATAACAGGCTTGCCATCCATGCCTTTTGCACCGCTGTTGGCAGCAACAGTGGATTTCTTGTTGATATTTCCTTCTTCTGATTTAACAGGAGCAGGAGCGGCTTTCAAGTTGATTGCCTCTTCAAGTTCGGTGCCTTCCATGGTCTCAAACTCTGAGTCCATTTCTTCTTCACCGCCAGGGCCCATGCCGTCAACTTCAACGTCATCGCTGTCAACTTCAATATCCATTTCATCTTCTTCCTCTTGGCCGTCGTCGCCCATTAGAGCTTCAAATTCTGCCATGAGTTCGTCAAGTTTGTCTTCTAGGTCAACAACGCGATCTTCTAAATCGCCTTCGTCACCCTCATCTTCCATGCCGTCTTCATCTTCGCCTTCCATGGAAAGACCTTGCTCTTCAGTTTCAATATTATCGATCAGTGAGTCAGCTTGATCGCCGCCCATTTCATCCATGCCTTCAAAACCTTCTTCTAGATCTTCATCTTTGGCTTCTTCAAGATCTTCACCTTCTTCAAGGTCTTCATCTTTGGCTTCTTCAAGATCTTCATCTTTGGCTTCTTCAATTTCTTCCTCGGACATCAACTCTTCGTAGATACCGCGGCTTTTTTCAACAACGATCTCGTGGAAAAGATCGCGAGCTTTTTGCTCTTCGTCGTTAATGACGTATTCAATGAGCTGTTCAAATTTATTCATGAGATTCCTCCAAGTAATGGCTCTGTGTGATATTTACGACATGCCGTAAAATCTATGTGGTTTATGGGGTAAAAGTGGTAGAAAATGAACATTCTACCGAGATAAGACCGCTGTTAGAGAGGCGGTGCGGCAGGTGGCATGTATTGACGCTTGACATCTTTGAGTTTTTCTTTGTACTCAAAGGTGCGCACATCATTCATTCTACGCAGTTTGTTTATCTGGCGCAGAGTGAGTTTTGTCTTGCGTAGTTGCCCAAGTTGAGGCTGTGAGTTATCATCTTCAACATCTTGATAACCCGCAGGATCTTTATGAAAAAACTCAAGTAGCAACATAGTGTATTATTTATTAGATTGTGGGTGTTGGAGCGGCCACTCCACCAGCAGGTGATACTCCGCCCGGAGCAGGTGCACCAGGTACTATGCCACCTGGGGCAGCAATGCCTCCCTCGGGTGCTCCGCCAGCGGCTGCAATTTCTTCCCCAGCACCAAGATCTGCTTCAATGTCAGCAGGACTAATACCCACAGATCGTAGATCTTGTCCGCTCTGCGTTTGCAGTTCAGGTTGATCTCGCTCTTCTTTCCACATTTTTTCGTTGTCTGCAATCTCTTCTTCGCTGAGCCCAAGATATCGTTTCATTAAAAAACGCTTGCTCATATAAGCTAACTGTTCTAAACCCTGGAAAGCAGTCATTCTTGTGGTGTCTAGCTCGGCTTGGCGATACGAAGCAAAGTTTTGTGGTGCTGAAAAGTTAATATTAAACAAGCCCGCATCAATGTTAAAGCCTCTCCAACGCAGGAACATCTTGAACTCATCGTCTAACTTTTGGCAAATTTGTTTCTGCAAGCGTTCGCAATATTGGTTAAATCTGTATTCTTGTATCAGTGCTGTGCCCACACGACCGTCGTTCATAGGACGATCTGAATCATCTGGGCCTGTGGGCAAGTAGCTTGACGGCACACGCAGACCGCGACACATTTTGTTGTTGAAATATTTTAAGTCATCAATCTGACCTAGATTCTCGCCGCCGGGCAGTGTTTCTACACTGCTACCACGCCCGTCTGCTGTCTGTGGAAAAAAGTAATCTTCGTTGATACTAAGTGGATTATAGGTTGCGTCCATTACATTTTCACGACCACCAGTGTTGGATGGTATGCGACGTTGATGTATTTCGTTTTTTACACGTTCCACAAACTGCATGGCCAAGTGGCTGGGCATGTTGCCCACGTCAATCTTGAATACTCTGCGCTCTGGAGCACGTTGCACTCGATAGATCAAGATAGCGTCTTCCAACAGTTCTTTTTGTTTGAATACTTTAAAAATCATTTCCAATATGCTCTGTCCAAATGGCCAGTAGTAGTCTAAGCCTTCGCTGAGACTGAGATGGATCACATGTTTTGCATCAATACAGGTTTCGTTGACTGATTTCTGGAATCTACTTTGTCCTGATGAGTTGGGTGCGTTGGGTGCTGTGTAGTTGTAGGGTGCTGAATATCCGCCTGAAGGAGGTTGCGTGTTGTAGTCGTTTGTGGTCTTGGCTGCAATACTCAAGCTCTGAAAGTTAGGGTTAATGTCACGAATCACATACTGCTCAGGGCGTTTGCCTTCGCTTTCGTTCACAATAACACGGGCTACTTTGGTCATGTCTACCCAGTACATTTCAAATGTTTCTGGATCACGTACAAACACCTGATCACCATACTTCAAGGTATTGCGGAACATTTTGAATATACGATTATCTAGTTTATTGAGTTTAGTCCACTGTTGCAACTGCTTTTTGATGATGTCAACTTCATGATCTGTGGGTGTGTCTGTAAACTCTACTTCAAATGGTGTGTTGTTTGATTCGCAGACCTGTGTGGAAAACTCAGCCAGGATATCAAGGCATGCGTTGATTTCTGAGTCACCATCCATGTTTTCGTATTGGTTATAACGTTCCATACGATTAGGGTGACCTGTGTATACTTCAGGCAGTCGGCTGGCGTAGTTACGGAAAGCAAACTGTGTTTGTGCTTCGCCGTCGGTGCCATACCCTGTACCAAAGTTTGGACCGCGGGGAATGTTGCCCGAAATGGGGCTCATTTGGCCAGCTGTATTGGCCACTTTGAAATATTTTTTCCAACCTTTTTTATCTTCTGCCATAGTGCTATATTTACCGTTAGCCTGTGGTGGCTCGGTATATCTTGTGTTGTGTGTCCACGCTGGATTGTAGTAGATCAATCATCTGATCAAATCGGCCAATCTGTTGACTCATCATTGCAACTTGTTCGCCAATCTTATCTGTCATTCCTGTCATTTCAACAGGAATACTACGGCCACCTGGCAAAGGAACCACTGCTTCTGTGCCATGCATCAAAGCTGGATACCCTGATTTAGGCCCCGAAACCACACCACCATAGGCTAGTTCTGCGTGAAAATGCCCACCTGTGGTATATCGATTCTTATCACTAAAGTACTCGTCCTTGACAGAAGCAAATCCCAAAGACTGCACACTGCGTTTGATATCCATAGCTTGTCTGGCATCCATGGGTGCTGGATTGGTAGTAAAATCCAGCGCCAGGCCTTTGGTGTGTTTGCTGTTGGGATAGTTAATCTGGTGGAACATGTCATTGAGTGCTGTAAATCTAGCAGTGGGATACATATCCTGTATCTTTTTAGCCAACTCTAATAATCTAGGATCAGCTGACCCACCTGCAACTGATTCTGGACTCTTGATATTGAGACTGGACAATATGTCACTGCCTGGAGCTGCCGATTGCGGACCGGGTGCAGGTGTGGCTGGTGCAGGCTGTGTAGCAGGCACGGCACCGCCGGGTGCATTTCTCTGACGGCGCTCGGCTCTAGATCGATTGCGACGTTCCATTTCACGTTGAACTGCGTCTCTACCAGCTTGTGCTTCGGCGGCTTCGGGACTCAACGGTGCTTGCCCTGCGGCCACTCGACGTTGGTTGACGTCTGCACCTGTAATTGGTGCTGGCGGTGCAGGCGCAGTGGTTGTTCCACTTGTCTTTACTCCTAATATTTCAGCTAACTTACTGGCACCTGCACTCAACACTTCTGTGAGTTGTCGTACATTTTGTGCCATAGTAGGAAATAGTTTTTTCATTACTATTTCGTCAATCTGAACTGCAAAATCTCTTAGAGCTTTTTGTGCATCAACAAGATTTTGCACATTTTCCCCAGTGGCAGTAGCGTCTTTCTTTTGTTCGGTTGTGGCTGCGCCCAAAGTCTGAGCATTGAGATCTTGAGCTACACTTAATCTACGCATACCCACCAGCATTGGGTCAAGTACAGTGCCTAGTTTACCTACACGGCGTTCAAACTCATCAGCACCCAAGGCTTGTCTGGTTTGGCGCACTGCTTCTTGGAACTGGCGCATGGCCTCCGCTGAAGTAATCTGTCCATTTTCCAACTGTTCGGCAATAGTAGCCGCACGGTTATTGGTAGCAGCCATGAGTGCTTGAGCTCGCTCAGTTGTGGCTCCACCAAATATGTCTTTGAAGCCTTCGGCGATTTCTTTACTACCATGTGTTTCCAATAACTTGGCTGTTTTTGTAATGGCGTCGGCTGTGCCTTTTTGTTCAGCTATGGCTAGGGTAGCACCAAATCGCAGTTCTCTGCTCATGGCTTCAAGTTCACTGGCCACTTTGTCTCTGCTTTGTCCTGTGAGTCTTGCTAGTTCATCAATCTGTTCAAGATATTTTCTGTTGGCTTCGCTGAGAGCTTTGGTATCGTTAAAGTTTATTTTGGTTAGATTACGCTGTGTGGCCAGAAACTTGGCTGAGAACTCAGATTGTTGCTCAAAGCTAAAGCCCAGTTTTAAAAACTTATCCTCAAACTCTGTACCGGCAGTGGTTATCTGTTGTAGTACTCTAGCGCCACCACTTACTGTGACTCCAGCGGCGGCCAGGCCTTCTGAGTTTCTGCCAATCAGCTTGGCATACTGATCCATGCTCAAGCCCAGGCCACGAGCACGATCTGCCAAACCGTCAATGCTGTCTCCACCTAATCCGCCAACCTGTGCTAGTTCGCGGAAGGCACCGGAAACTCGTTGTACTTCGTCCAAGGCAAACTTGCCGTACATCTGCGCAAACTCTACAGCAGATTCGCCGTACTTTTTCATGATGTCACCGGTGATGCCTACGACACCACCGACAACCATTCCTACAATCTTTCCTTTTGGCCCCAGGAATGTACTGAGACCACTGATGGCTTCGCCAACACTGCTCAGTGCATCGCCAACCTTGCTGGCCCCATATTTGGCCGCAGTACCAAATGCATCAACTGCGGGTTTTAGTGATCTAAAGTCTTCTCGATTTTCTCTTGCGGCCTGGGCGGCACTGCCCATGTCTTTGGCAAAACTTTTAAGTGTTTTGGCCAAGGTAAGACGTTGGTCTGTTTCGTCCTCTATGGCTTTTTCAGAGTCTTTGAGATCTTTAGTTAAGCCGTTGGCTGCTCGGCCCAGTTTGAGCAAAGTTGCTGAACTCAGCGTGGAGCTGGTCCTAAACTCATCAAGAGCTTGTTTGAGTAATTCGGTCGAGTTTTCTATATCAGCCATAATCTGCGTAGATAAGTACAGGAGTACACTAATATTTATGGTAAGGAAAAATGTCAGATACTAACAACCCACTACGCAGGTTCTTTAGACAGCCTGCTATCTATATCAAGCTACCGTCTGACGGTAACTTTTACCCGCCAGGCGCACTGGACCTACCGGTCAATAGAGAACTGCCGGTATACCCCATGACTGCCATGGATGAAATCACCTATCGCTCCAGTGATGCATTGTTCAACGGTGCTGCCATTGCCACAGTGATCTCCAGCTGTATTCCTTGTATCAAAGATGGCTGGCAGGTTCCGGCCATTGATCTCGACACAGTATTGGTTGCTATACGCATAGCCAGTTACGGTCATGAAATGGAGTTTGAAAGTGCGTGTCCACACTGCGAACATGAAAACTCATTTGGACTGGATCTGCGCACTGTGCTAGATGGCATTAAAAGTCCAGACTACAGTGACACAGTGAACATAGGCGATATCAAAATCTACTTCAAGCCGTTGAGTTACCAGCAGGTCAACGCTAACTCCTTGGATCAGTTTCAAGATCAAAAACTCATTGAACTGTTGCCCACTGCTGACATGCCCGAAGAAGAAAAAATACGTCAGCTGAGTCAGGCCTTTGCCAAGCTCACCAACATGACTGTAAAGGCCATGGCACAGAGCATTTCCATGATACAGGCCGACAGCGAAATGGTAGTAGAAACAGAATACATTGAAGAGTATATCAGAAACTGTGAAAAAGATGTGTTTGACAAAATTAGAGATCACATGGCGGAGCTGAAAAAAGTATCCGAACTCAAGCCGTTGCACATCACCTGTCAAGGCTGTACCAAACAGTACGAAACACCGTTTACCATGGATGTCTCAAATTTTTTCGTCTCCGCCTCCTGACCTCGAGTCCTGAGCGCATCGCCAAGATAGTTGATTCACACGACAAAGAAGTCAAAGCTATCAGAGCAGATGTTTTAAAGTTGTGTTGGTACATGCGAGGGGGCTTGACATATGAAGAAGCATTGAACTTGTCCTGGACTGAGCGCGAAATCGTCAGTGATTTGGTCAAAGAAAATTTAGAAACCACAAAGAAAACTGGACTACCACATTTCTAATGAACATAGAGCAAGTACAAAAAGATATTGAAGCCTGGATAGTGAACTTTGTAGAAGTTCCACATCCTGCACTAGGCGGTTGGCCTCCTTGCCCATATGCACGGCAGGCTAGACTCAACCGTGAATACGAAGTACGGCTGGGCATTAACCCATTGTTGGACCTCACAAATCTGGCGCAGACCGGATTGGATGGTAAAAAAGTCATAGTACTAGCCTACGATCCAGTGCAATGGAGCTATGAACAGTTTCACAAAGATCTTGAATATGCCAACAAAGAACTGTTGTTGCCGCTGGATATCATAGTGCTAGAGGATCATCCAGCGGCAGTAGAAGATGTCAACGGAGTGATAATGAATCAAGGCAAATATGCCTTGGCCTTGGTACAGAGTCTCAGTGACCTGGATAGCAAAGCAAAACTAATGGCCAACAAAAGTTTCTATGATTCCTGGCCAGAAGAATATCTGCAGGAGCTATTCCAACACCGACAGGATCCTCGCAAATGAGCATGCTGTTTGCATACATTGATCTAACAGAGATCACGTATCAAGCCAATCTTGATTGTAAACTACTAGATCCTGTGCCTGTGGATGACATCCAGAAAGTATATCAAGCCTATTGTGCTCACAAAAATTTTCACAGTGTAATGCCAATGGTATCAGGAAGATTTTTTGTACCGGGCACTGAAGTTTGGGGATACCATGACCAAGATAAACTGGTAGCTTGGAGCATGTATCGTGTTTGGGATCAATACAGCGTGGTATGTGACCATCACGCTTGGGATTATCGAAATCCCAAACTAAGGCTAGGCATACGAAGTTTTGAAAACGAATGTGCAATCTACCGAGATCGCGGATTTAAACGTATGTACTTTGAATCGGTTGAATCCTACATGTTCAATCTTGAAGGATTTAAAATACTAGGACCACTGGAGTAAAAAAATATGGCAGACTTATACACAATATGGGCAAACAAGGAAGGTGACATTTCAGACCTAGACTGGGTCAATGGTATGAAATCGTTCTTTGATCACTTGATCGCAGAAGGCAAGATGGAAAGCTATAGAATCACTCGTTGCAAGATGGGATTCCGTAGCATTGCTGACATGCCTGAATGGATGATCATCATGGAGTTCAGGAACATGGGACAAATGGACGATGCATTTCGCCGTGTTGCTCCATTAGAAGGAGAACTCGAACAGAAACACAAGTCATTCAATCAGTTTGTTGCTGGCGATATACAACACGCATTGTTCCGTGATTGGCCAGATCAGTTCTAACTACCTATTGAGAACTTCTGCGAAGTTCTATTCATTTCGCTGTCGCTCATGAATGGATTGTTTTTTAAGAGATGAGCGAAGCGAAACAGTTATCATCCAGATACCTTGGTCACACTTTGCCCGCACAGGGCAAAGAGGTGTCATCATCCGAGTACGAACAGTCACTTAGCGTTAGAACTATATTTGTCTATAGTTGTCTATAATTCACTATATTCAAATGCACAGGCGGTTGTCCGGTACCTGCTTGTTCCGTCTTTATCACAACGGCGGATCTGTATCTATACGCTAACATACATACAAACCGTGTAGCATCACTGCTACGTCTTTTTCCCTTTGTATTCTATTCAAACAATCAAACCGCAGGAGTTTGCGATCGTGGTCCTGTCAAGGATACTGATTGAGTGCTTGCTAGTGCGGCAAGACTTCCATCCCTGTGATCCGTGATCCAGGTCTAGGGCACACGATGTTGGCCTGTGCTAGCCGTTACTACTTAATTTGCCTTTGATGTGACTGCCATGTACACGCACTTGTATGTGCCCGTTGTAGTAATCATCACTTTCTAATACACGTCTGGAGAATTGTTCGCGAGCTTCAATGTAACTGCATTCCGATTTGGATTTACAGTAATATAATATTTCGCGTGAGAAGTTTTCTATGCCTAGCAGTTCAACATCTCGAGATAACTCCGGAGAACTGCCATAATATGTTTGCCAATCTGAATCTATAGTGCCACGAATTTTTTTACGTTTTTTATTGCCGTTTTTAAGTTTGACTACTCGATATGTTGTTTTCTTAAACTTTGCTAATTTTTTGCCAATGTACATCCTGCCGGTCTGTTTATTAGTGATCAAATAAACAAACCCGGCACAATCTTCGGGTAACTCCGTAATTTCTTTCGATTCGAAAAGCCATGACATGGAGTTATAGTTATGACAAACTTTGATTTAAAGTGCATTTTCTCGCCGCCATTGCAGATCAAAGTTAGTGTCACTGTCTTCAGTACCACATGTATCCAAGCACACAATATTAGGATTCAAACTGTTCCATGAGCTTTTGACTTCTTCAAAATCTGTAATAAAATCTCGTTGTCTACTGCCTAGCCAGCAACACGGACTCACTCTGCCCTGAGCGTCAATATAAACGCTTTGCTCGTTGAGTGCATGACAGCTAATTTTTTTAGCCTGTTGTTGTGGCATTTGCCAGCGTACAGGATATTCAAGACGATTAACCAGTGGTCGTTTACTGACCTTGGCTCTAAACCATTTAAAGCCCATGTTTCTTGCCAACTGTTCACAAGCATCAAGTTGATGCTCGTTGTGTTGATATACCAACATGTCCCAGTGTGCTGATCCGCCGGCAGCAATAAATGCTTCAGCATTTTGCATGACTTTGTTCCAGTTGACATTGACACGGTAATCACCGTTGGTATCTTCCAACCCATCAATGCTAAAAACTACATAGTCGCCTGGCTGATTAAAAATTTTTCCCAGACTATGCCACCAGAATGTTGTACCAATGCCACCATTGGTGTTCATGCCAAGTGTGATATTGGAATTTTGTGATCGAAACCACTCATAGATGGCAATGGTATGATTACCGGCTGCAGGGTCTCCGTAGTTGCCACACATAAACATTTTGTCTAGGTTGACAACAAATCCCTCTGGAAGCAAGTGTTCTAACATTTCAACGGACAATTGATGTCGACTTCTTTTGTCAAAGTCAACATCTGTTTCTCTAGCACACAACGGACACTCAGCCTGACACACGTCAGTGGGTTCTAGATGCAAGACTTTGATATTACGCGATGTCAACATCTGTGTTATAGCTTGTAAATCCATTTTCCTTGATCACTCGAAGTATGTTTTCTACTCGCCCAGCTAGTTCGTCTCTGTGACTTACTAACCAGATTGATTTGTGTCGTTCTCGACTCATCTTTTTCAGCAAGGCCAATGAGTTTTCCACACCCTGTGTGTCCATTCCCGAATCAACAAGTTCATCAATGAATAGTACATTGATGGGATGATACAGACTTTCCCAGACATCACGGAATGCCCAGCTCATAGATAGTATTAAACGATTGCGTTCACCGCGACTCAAGTTATCAAAGTCTAAGTCACGACCCAGTTCTTGAATCTCTACTGAGAGATCATTCTGGAAGATCACTGAATGTGGCAAACCAATACGATCTAGATAGTATGTTAATCGCTGGTTGAGATAGCTCAAGTTTTGTTCAATGATCTTCTTTCGAATAAAACTATCTTTGTTGGTGAGTAGTTTGAGCAAGAAGTCTTGATGCTCTTGTAATCTAGTGAGTTCATTCAGTGTGTCATAGCTCACAATCTGTAGAGCTTGACCGGCCATCTCTTCAATCTGTTCAGCATAAGGATCTGTTTCAATCTTTTTGTTTTCCAGTTGTTTTTCCAACGCGGCAAGGTTAGCACGATGTTCAATAGCATCACTTTCTTGATCATAGAACATCTTAGGTGGCTTGCCTAACTCGCCCAAGGCGGAGATGGCAGCCTCCACTTCTGATATTGTGGTGCTATGCTGTTGGCTTGCCGCTCGAGCATCTGCCAGCTCTGTCTGTTTCTTTTCCAATACTTGTTGGTGCTTACTGTCGTGAAATGGCTGACCGCACGTATGACAGGTGTGCGCTTCAAGCGACGAAATTTCAGCGCCCAGCTTTTTAACAGACTTCTCCTCTCGATCGCGTTCGAGCTTGGCGCGGGATAGAGCACCTTGTAGATCATTGAAGTCCTTCCTTTTCTGATCCCAAATGGTGTGATCTTTGTGCGCCTGTATTTCTGCTTCGATATCAATCGCCTTGAGACCGTTGACGGCCGCTGTGAGTTTAGCAACGTCCTCGTCTTGCTTGGTAATCCACAGCGTCTGCCGACGTTTGAGATTTTCAATTTGTTCCTCTATACGTTTGTTGGCTTCCTGTACAGCACGGATGCGCATTTCCTCTTGTGAAATAGCATCTTTGGTTTCACGATTAAGCTCTTTGATACGTTCAGCACGTTCACTGAGCATGGTAATGCCCAAGAGTTGCTCAATGATACCACGTTGGTCATTGGCTTTCAAACTCAAAAAAGGCTCTGTGTAGGTATTCAAAGCCAAAACATGTCTAAACATGTCGTGGCTCATACCCAAGGCAGATTCTATGGCATCTTGCGTTTCTCGGCTGTCACCTTGCGAGTTATCGTCAGCGGCTTGTTCTTCGTTGTTGACGTAGAACTTTAATACGTTGGGTTTACGACCACGTTCGATCCTATAGTCTCGGCCATTGATATTGAAATCCAGACTGACCAACATGTTTTTACCATTGGTCTTATTGATGAGATTGTCTCTGCGGATATTGGTCAATGCAGTACCGTACAGTGCATAGCTAAGAGCGTTGATGATTGTGGTTTTGCCCGTGCCGTTGCGTGAACCATCACCGCCTAAGTCAAGATTCTCACCCAGCACAAGTGTAAGGTCTCTGCGATCAAAGTTAATGGCCTGTGTGGTATTGCCCACACTCATGAAATTTTTAACTGTAAGGTCTTTGATTTGGATCATAATAAATTTGCCAATTCTGGAATTGCCTTTGCCAACGATTCATTTCTGTGTTGATCCATAATCTTTGTTAATCTTTTAAATTCTCTCAGACTATCACTATCGTCTTTGGACCACATGTAGTTTAACACATCGGTCCACTGTTTTGCAAGACCATTGGCATTATTTTCTTTGCACCATGCAGTATGATGATTGATTTTATGCTCTAAACGTTGTTTATGCTCCAATGGCAACGCACACACAGTTAAATGATCTGGACTCATCATAATAGATTGAGAAAATTTTGAGATATCTAATTTTTTAGAAATATGCCACTGTTGTTGTAGTTCAATTAAACTATCCACATTCAACAAACCCACAGTTGAGGTTACAATAAAATTTACATGTGGACATTGAGTTTTGACTGCGTTTAAATTTGATTCAATTGTGTCCCAGTTGGTACCATGTCTGACATATTCGGCTACATCACCTTCGGCATCCAAACTTGCGCCAATTTTAATGTTGAAAAATTGTTTCCAAAGATCCAGCACACTACGCCCTCGATAAGTCAATGTTGTAAAATTGGTATTGTAGATAATTTCTAAATCAGTATTGCCACACGCAATTAACGCATCTAAAATTTCATAATGTTCAGCAGTCAGCAACGGTTCTCCTCCAGCAAAATATATTTTTTCGGCTGTTGGTGCGTACTGTAAAATTTCTTTTAATCCTAAATTTCTTTGTTGCATTTTTAAAGACGATTGCACAGATTCTTTTTTACCAAATAACACAACTTCTTCTTGAGCAA